AGCGTTTAGGCGTTGCTCTTGGTGAAGCCAAGGAAGGTGTAGGCGCTGCACTATTGCCAATCCTTGAAAAGGCCATGCCGGTGCTTCAATCGTTTGCACAATGGGCACAAGACAACCCAACACTGATTACGGCTGTCGCTGCAGCCTTTGGTGTTATGGCAGCCAGCATTGTGCTTGTGAATGCAGCTATGGCATTAAACCCAGTAGTGCTAATTACTGCTGGCATTCTTGCTCTTGGTGTTGCCATCGTTATGGCTTACAAAAAGTTTGACACGTTTAGAGCTGTAGTGCGCACAGTCGTTAATGGTGTTGCCACCTATTTTGAGTTTATGGCTAACGCATTTATAACCATGATCAACTTGGTCATTAAGGGCATCAACTTGATTAAGCCCGGCAAAGATATTGGCGAACTTGGCGCTGTAAGTTTTGGCCGTATGGGTGGCGACAGTGGTGGCGATGGTGGCTCTAACCCTGCAGGCCTTGACTATAAAGCAATGGCTACTGGTGGCATTGTGACCAGCCCAACTATGGCGCTTATTGGCGAGGCAGGCCCAGAGGCTGTTATCCCGTTAAATAAAGCTGGTGGCTTGGGTATGAACATCACAGTGAACGCTGGACTGGTTAGCACTCCTGACCAAATCGGAACCGATATCATCGCCGCGATACAAAAGGCTCAACGCCGTAGTGGAACGGTATTTGCCCCAGCATGAGTGTTCCTACAATGCAAGTGCTGGTGGGCTTTCAAAGCACTACTGGCTTTGGTACGCCGTTTCAATTAAACGATGCCTTTTATGGTGTTTTGGATACTGCAGGCCGAGGCACATTAGGTGGCATTACTTTTGTTGATCTCACAAGCCTTGTGGAGAATGTCAGCATTACCCGTGGCCGTTCACGCCAGTTAGACCAATTCAATGCTGGCACTGCTGTTATTGCTTTTGACAACGCCAGCCAAATACTTAACCCGAGCAACACCGCAAGCCCGTACTACCCGTTTGTGTTGCCACGTTGCCCAGTGCAAATACTTGCCAATGGCATACCTATTTACACCGGGCTAATTACTGACTGGAACCTCGACTACGACATAAGCAATCAAGACATGATGTACGCGTCATGCTCTGACCAATTCACAGTGCTTGCTAACCAGTCATTAAATGCCGTTGCCACATCAGTGCAGGCCACTGGTGCACGTATTAACTCTGTGCTGGACTTGCCAGAAATCAACTACCAAGGCGCTAGAGCCATTGACACAGGCAGCTCTACTTTGGGTGCTTTCAATATCAGCCAAGACACAAACTGCCTTAACTATTTGCAGCTAATAAACACCAGCGAGCAGGGCTATCTATTTATGTCTGCTAACGGCACGCTAACTTTTAAGGGCAGGTCTAGCGTTCTCAACCCAGTTGCTGGGGCCACGTTTAACACTGACGGCACAGGCATTAGATACCAGTCGCTCATTAACCAATTTGGTGACGAGTTGCTATATAACTACATAGTCACAAAGTCTGACGCTGGCGCGGCACAGACAACCAGTGACGCCAACAGCATTGCCCTTTATCAAGCCCAGCAGTACTCACTAACTGATTTGCTTAATAGCACTACTACCGAAGTTGCTGGCCTAGGTAACTATTTGCTTGGTAAATATAAAGACCCAGTGCTTAGGTTTACAGGGCTGTCTACGGAAATGTCAGCCCTGTCGGCTACTGACCAAAACATTATTTTTAACCTTGATATGACCAGCATTGCCACTGTGGTTAAAAACTTTGTGGTTGGCACCCCAGCGACCGAAACACAGACTCTGATTGTGTCGGGCATTAGCCACAACATCACACCTGGCAACCATATTGTGTCCTTTGTTTACGAATCCACAGATGGAAACGCCTATTTCACGCTTGACGATGCTATTTTCGGTACTCTTTCTACTACTAACCTTTTAAGTTTCTAAAGGAGACAATCATGGCAACACCAACCAACCTTCCCGCAAGTTTTGTCAGTGGGGCTATTCTCACTTCAGCCCAGCAAAATGTCCTGAGGGTCGAGTTTCGCGTTTTGCAGGTTATTTCAGACACAAACACAGCCAATGTTTCGGTGCCAAACACAACGTATGTCAGCACAGGATTAAGCGCTTCTATTACGCCACAAGCAACAACAAACAAAATCCTTGTGTTTGTCAATGTTGCGGATTGTTACAAAGCAACAGACACAGCAGGCAACGGTCTTAACTTCCAACTCTGGAAAGGCGCTGCAAGCATTGCGCAACTTGGCTCTGACTTTTTACGCACAGATGACACCCAACGCCAACACGGACAATTTGACGCGTTTTATATTGACAGCCCTGCAACAACATCAGCAACCACTTACACCGTTTATGCATCCAACCGCACAACTGGCACCTGCCAAACAAACTTCGGCAGCTCTGTTTCGTCGTTGCTGCTTGTAGAAATCAGCGCTTAATGCGAAAAAGCCTAATTCTATTGGTCTTTTTAGGCTCACTTACCGCATGTGCAGACCGTGAACGCCTTAACTGCCCACCAACAAAAAACAAAGCGCTATCAAGCGTTACAGCATCATCAACACCCGAAACCACAACCGCACCCCGATACGCAACAGGAGCCAAATGCCGATGAAACCAGACAACAGACACAGCAACGAAGAAATAAAAGCGCGCATTGTAATGATTGTGGCAATCGGCTTAACGCTCTCATTCGTAGGCTCAGTGTTTACAATTCTCTACGGCCTGCTGTTTGTTACCCAGCCCGAAAAAATGGCCGAACTAGACGCAGCCCAAATCTCAGTGCTGAGCAGTATGTTGCTTACCTTGTCCGGTGGCCTCATTGGCTTGCTCGCTGGTAACGGCCTTAAAGATAAACCTAAAGACCCACAAGTATGACCAACCGCGTTTACCCTTACTACCCATCTTGGGACGGCAAAGGCACACAGCCAGTTACTAGCAAACTGGTAGAGCTGTGCAAAGCGCGCTGGGGCATGACGTCACTTGGTACCTACGCCAATAGGCCTATGCGAAACAATGCCGGGCTATCAGTGCACGCCACTGGTTATGCAGCAGACCTGAAATACAAAGACGAAGCACAAGCACGTGTGATCTGGGACTGGTTCCTAGCCAACAGTAAAGCGCTTGGGCTTTGTGAGCTGCACTGGTACGCGTATGGCGATTATGGCGCTGGGTACCGCTGCTCGAGGGGTGAAGGTAAAAAAGGTGTCAAGGTTTACACAGCAGATGACAATGCAGGCTCGTATCAAGGCTCACCAAATTGGCTGCATATTGAACTGGCTGACCAAAAACCAGAGCACTTTGAGGCACAATTCAGAGCCTTAAAATAGGATTCCCAGCCACTGTTTGAGCAGTGCTGGGGCTAGGTGGTGGGTACTTTGTTTCCATTGGGTATCCACCACCGACTTCTCAAATTGTGTATAGTCACATTCAGCCACTCAAAGGGCAACGAAAGTCAGAGGAAACATGACATATCAGGAACTACCACTATTCAGGGCAACAGACCCCGAAACGTCTAGGCAAGTCTCACCCATCAGGGTTGGCAGCCATCGGGCTTTGCTACTCGAGCAGTACGCCACAGCCACCCTTGGCCTCACCGATGAGGAAGCAGGCATGAGAGCCGCACTAGCTGGCCACGAAATTAGGGGCTACTGGAAGCGCTGTAGCGATTTACGCACAATGGGTCTAATACAGGACTTAGGCATCCGTAGAGCCGTCTCAAGTGGCTCTCAGGCGATTGTGTGCGCTATCACACAGGCTGGCTTTGACATGGTGAGGGGCTTGGCATGACCGACACCCAATTCATCTACAGTTTCATTATGGGATGGGTCTTTTGCTGGCTTTGGCTAAAGATGATGGCGAACCGACCATGATACCGACATGGGGCTATGTGGCTCTAAGGTCTAAAGATAAGAAAACTATGGTGCAGGTCTTTACAGACTTGTCCACAGGCCTGATTGTTTATACCCAAGTGTGCACGCGTGCGCAGTCTTGGCACTCATGGGGGCCGCCTACAGAAGTTGAGAGAGTTGATTAAGAAACTCATGGCACTAACGCTTATCCTTGC